CCCAAATGTTGTTCCGCTAAACCGCCAATGTTTCCAACAGTCTTTTCCACTTCCTTCCCAAAGTTTAAGTGCGAAACGCAGATTGTTTTCCGCAAGAAACATGGCTTCGGGATGCTGTCCCATTCCCATCTGGTTGATGAAGTCGCTGTGGACTCGGTTCACTTGTAGGAGCCCCGCATCCGAACCATTCCACGCATCTGCTTGGCAGCGGCTTTCACGGTGAATAACTTGTTGGAGATATTTCCATTGCGCTTCGGGCCAGCCAACCTCAATAGCAAGGTCATGCCATTCTCCACATTTACCCCAAGTTTCTCTGTCTTTTTCTACTTGGAGTTGATGAAGACCAACGATTTGTTCTTCGGTGAGAACAATGGTTGTTGTGCTTGGTGGCGCAGTGATGATTACTGTCTGCGGAGGGTTGCTCGGTCTAGGTGTAGTAGTTGCGGGGCTAGTAGCGGGAGGTGTTGATGAAGGGTTTTGTTCGGCGAGAAGTTGATTGCCGAACAAACCGACGGATAGGACAAAGATTGGTACCAGTAAGTATTGCTTCATTGATTTTCTCTTTCGCTAGACGGATAAGGCATCGGCGTGGAACGAGTAAGGTTCGCCAATGTGTCTACGGTCAATATGTCAGACTTCTATTTTACCCCTACGCCCCCTGTTGTTTACCCAAAAAGCGCGTGAGCCCCGCTATAAATCTGTGTATAAACCGAGTTTCCCCAGTATTTACGCAGATTTGCGGGTTATGTTGGTTGTTAGATTTTTTCTGCTGTTTTGGCGAAAATGCCGTATTCTTGCTGGGTCATGAGAACTTCGGTGCCGTCGGTAAAGAACACTCGGACTTGCCTCGGTACATCTGTTCCGCATGGGTAACTGGCAGATTGGTGCCATACCTTTGTGTCACATAGACCGCAACGAGCGTCAGAGTGGTCGTCGCTGTAATACCCGAAGTGGTGGGTAGCGAAGTTCGCTTTCGCTTCTTCGGGTGTGCCTGCGAATGGTACGGGTTCGTCTATCGCACCTTCATATTTGGGTTCAGTATGGACCATAGTAATCTTCCTTTGTTGGTGGTTCATTTATCATCGCTTGGTAAGACTCAACCGAACTTGTGTAGTCGCTGGTTTGTTCCCAGTCTGCTTGGGTCTTACCTTCGTTGGTCTTTAGCCATTCTTCGTAACTCTCCCAATACGAGTCAGAGTCTCTAAACTCTTCTTCTGCTTGGTCGTACGCTTCTTGCGCTTCGCATTCATCTTGGTACGGCTGTTCTAGCCATGCGTCATAATCAATAGCCATTTGCTTACTCCTTCTAGTAGTTATAAAAGAACTATATCAAGGGGGTGTGAGATAGTCAACTCCCCTTCAGGCGTTCGGTGCTCTTGTTCCACTTCTTGGATTTCAGTGTTTCAGGGATTGCGTAGAACCGTCTATCAACTATATTCTTCATTTTGCAAATGAAACCAATATAGAGTCCACCCATTAGGTTTATCCAACAGAAATGACGGGGACACTCAGGATAACAACAAAGCCGAATACCCATAGCGCAGTAGCCAAGATGACCATTGGCGCTAGTAGTCCTTTGCGCTTTATGACTGATGCAATACCAAGCATGAACAAAGAAACGGCGAACAACGCCGTGAGTAACTGAAGCCTGTCGCTATGTCCGCTTTCGGTCTCGGATACTGCGAGTGACTCGGATGCTCTTTCCCAAACTTGTGCTTGCGGGACGTACAACTCATCCATATAGGGGGTGCAATCAGGGAGGTAACTCTGAGGTTGTGCAATCAAGCAGTTGTGTGCGTATACGGAGAACTCATATGAGCCATTGGCGGTTTGGATATCATTATAGATATCGTCAGCACTGACGCCATCAACCAAGAGTCGCACCTGTTTGTCTTTCCAAACCGTCAAGTCAGCCCTGTATTTAACCTCAGAGGTAATCCACATGTTGTTGGACTCACTGAGGTCTAGTTGATAAACCGAGTACGCCTCATCCGAAGCCCCGCCATGCAGTGATGATTGGACTCCAGCCCACGCTGTTGTTACCGAAATAATGCCGAGCATTGCGACAATATAGATTTCGTGGGTGAATAACTTTAAGAGTTTGTTCATCGGTTCGCCTCTCGGTATGCGATGTTGCGCAGGCGTGTTTCCTCACTACAATCATCGTGCTTTAGTTCACAGTAGCAGTCATAATACGGGAACTGGGTGAGGCAAGTATCGCAGACAGTTACGAACTGGTGATAGGTGAAACCTTCAGGTCTTTCCGCATCACAACAAAACGGCTCAGGCAACAAGTACCTCACGATACTTTGTGCGGGAAGAGAACGGGGTGAGAGCCCCGCCACGGAACCACGACTAACGGTTCGGGTACGGGACTCCTGTCTTCAGGTGCCAAAGAGTTCACCATCAGATTGGATGCCTGGTTGTGGAACAAACAAGGTTCCGCATCAATCATTGCGTCTATCAGGGTGTTGATTTGTATGTTGATTCCGTTCATTGATTCTTCCTTTTCTTTTTCGTAGGCAAGAATGTCATGGGTATCTCTGCTGGTCATGGGCACTTTTCCTTCTAACAGCCCAGTTTTATGCTGGTAAAACTTATAATAACAAGAAGACTCGCAAATGTCAAGTTTTTTGTAGAAAGTTCAGTTCTTCTGGATGTCTAAAGTTGGTTGCTGCGGCTGCGAGCCCCGCTGCGCAACTGGGGGTGCGGGGCTAATGGAAAAGAAGACAAAGAAAAACCCCCACCTTTCGGTGAGGGCATCTTCTTAGTTGCCTCCAGTTAGTTGGAGTCTTTCGTAGCGTGATTCGTTAGCGCATTCGTACTTCACTTCCAAGTACTTTAGGTGAGTGTCGCAATGGTCGCAGTTTTCGGTGAAACTATCTGCTTCACAACCGCACTCTTGGCACTCGCCTTTCGCTTCACGAACTTCCGCTTCCAGTGCTGAATCCTCATTACTACATCTTTTACAGATGAAGTAGTTCGGGCTCTTCACCATTACTACCTCAATTACGCCTTGACGCTGAGGGTGATAATGACAGGAAACCATAGCCGTTCCTTTCTCTGACGGGGTACTTTCTTTTATCCCGTATTTGTTATTCACACTATATCACGGGGGTGTTATATTGTCAAGTCAAACCTCGCTCGGTAAACAACCCGACAAGTGCCGACCCTAACGACTCCCCTTTATCAACCTCGCCACCATCGGTAGCGACATTCACGACACTTCGCTTCGCTTCAATAAGGTCATATATCTGCTGGTCTACCGTTCCATCGCACAAAAGGTAAGTCGCCGTGACTGAACCTTTCTGTCCAAGTCGGTGGCATCGTGAATAAGTTTGGTCAATATCGGCTGGCGTCCATGGCAACTCCATAAACAAAACATCTTGCGCTGCGGTCAAGGTGTGCCCTGTCTTCGCTGCTTGAATGCTGAGCACGATGACTGGCGCAGTCCCGACGGGTTCATTCTGGAAACGGGACTTCGCAGCCTCAACATCTTCCACTTTCATGCCGCCCTGGATGCGCAGGTCCCCGAACTTGACGGCGAGTTCTTCAACAATGTCTCGGTGGTGGGCGGCAACAACAACCTTTTGACCACTTTCTATGTGTGATTCCACGATTTCTTTGGCTGCTTCCATCTTTGCCTTGGCGGCAAGGCGACGCAAAACACTCAACTTCACCATGTGTTCGTTAGATTCCGCTTTGATTCGGGCAAGAACCGCTGCTGATTTCACAGAAACTCCGAGTTCTTCAGCAATTTCCTTTGCCCTGGCAACCAGGTACTCCACGATGTTGTCTTCAGCCTTACGATATTCCTTCATCGCCGCGGGAGTCCCGTTTACTACGAGCGGAGCATGGCGAACTGGCGGCAGGTCCTCCAGAACCTGGTCTTTGGTCCTCCGTATGTAGCAATTTCCTCGCAGTTTTTCGTTGAGTTCGTCCAGGTTGCTGTGCCCGGAGATGTTCCATTGCCCAAATCTGTCACGAAAAGCACCGCAATACCGTCGGTAAAAGCCCCAAAGTCCACCAAACTTATCCAAACGACCGATTGCGTCCAGTTGAGATGCGTATTCGGCTGGGCGATTGGTGACTGGTGTCCCCGTTAGAGCCAGAACGATTCCTTCTGGCGGGGCTGATTTAGACATTTTGATGGCAGATTTAGTTCTTTGGCTGGTTGGTGTCTTGATGTAATGCGATTCATCAAAAACATACGAACGCATTCCCGTCAATCGCTTTTCCCAGTGGGTGATGTTGGAAT